CAGGGAACCGAACGAACTCGTAGAGGTGAAGGAAAAGTACACGGTTCTCAGGAACCACCTTCGGGACACGGACAACCAGAAGTATCACATGCTACACAGGTGTATTCCCATCACCGGTATGAAACGAATGAATGGATCGGTGGGGTCCAACACAAATAAAGGAGGAGAAATTGTCGTGTGCCTCGACGGGAAGCCAAATGAGATTTTTCATGTGCTCATACACGAGTTGGCCCACTGTACCGTGAGTGAATACGAACACTCTCAACAGTTTTGGGAAAATTACCTCGAACTTCGAAACATGTGTATCGAGTTGGGTATCTACGAACAGATTCCACAAAAGACGGAGTTCTGTGGTCAGCACATTCAGGATAAATAATCTCAGTCTAGTTTAAATGAAGACACCGGTAAACATTTTGATCACGGCCATCGCGTACTGGATAGCCCTGTATGCCGTGACACTCGTGCCACTCATCTCCAAAAGTTACCACCTTAACCTCATATGGTTCACTGTCGTTATACCCAACGTCATCCGTTTCGCCATCGGTAACATCCCACGACTCGCCGTGGACCGGATATTTTTCCTCTCTGCGACCTTCATCGCGTTAGTTATCACCTTCCTCATTAACCAAGTTTCGTCTGAGACGAAGAAGGCTATGACTGACCCTAAAGCCGACGTTAACAAGAAACTTAAATTGAGTGCCTTGTTAGCGGGAACATTCGCTATGGGTGCTCTCGGTACGTATTATTCTGGAATTGATAATTCCATCTACAGTAATATGGGATGGGAAAGGCCCGTTTAAGGCTTGATGACGTAATCCTTCATGAGATAGAAGACGATCGCCGCGACCACACCGGTGGAAGCAAGACCAACCATACTCCTACCCCCTTGCTCGTTAAGGAACTTGGGGATAGAAGTCGCTAACTTGTCCTGGACAGGCTTGCTGACGGCGAGCGCGGTGCACGCCGCGACAAGAAGAGCGGTCATCTGCTCGTCGGTGAGGTTCATGGGGTTCTTACTGGCGGGCTTCTCAGCCTGACCGTTGGGGCTAGGGTAAGCACCTTGGGGGTCGGGAGCGGCCATCTGCATGCTCTGCATCTTGGGCTGATCAGTCATCATCGGGGGGTCCATCATGATATCGTTAATGGGAGTAGAATCCATCGTCTCTTTATTTTGACTCACATTTTTTTCAGGTGGAATAAAAGCAGTCGATTGATTCTGACTAATGGGAACCATTCCCTCTCCATCATCCGAGAGGTTCATGGTAAACACTTGTTCTGAAGCCATTTAATATAGCCATATGTTTTAGAATAATTCGAGAGACGCACCTATTTTGTCTTGGTTATCTTGAGATTTGTCTTTTTCGTAGCCTTCTTGGCATCATCCTCTCTCTGTTGTTGATGTTTGGGGTTATACATCTTCTGGTGTAACCTCCACAAGTCTGGGCCACCCACTCTGAAATTCTTCCTGAGTGTCGCTTTGTACCAAAACACACAATCCTGAATCTTGTTAGACTTGACCGTATTGTCTAACACGAGGCACTCGTAGTTTTCCGTACAAGCATCCATCACTTTACAGAACATATCGAAAGAGGGAAAAATACCGAAAAATGATTTGTAGAGTTTTTCTCGATTTTGTATGATATTTTCTCTCAAAATGAAGACATAATCGACATTAGCGCGTAGCGCGGGTGGCAAATCCATTACGTACTGCATTGTGAGCATGAAGAAAATCTTCCAGTGTCTACCATTCATAAAGCACTGACGTATACAGGTATCTTTAAGGAACTTTGAGTCGTACATACAGTCATCCAAAAGCATGAAAGCTCCACAATTATTTTTACCCGCACCCACCAATTTACGTTGCCTGGCCATCACACGTTCTATGGCATCTCGGTCGTAGTCGCCATAGACGAACAGGTCTGGAATAAAGTTTGAATAGAAATGATTACCCTCTTCTGTACCTGACAGTACTATACCCGCTGGTAAATGCTTCTTGTAGTACATGATGTCCTTGACCAATGTCGACTTACCCGTGTTTCGCTTTCCTATAAACACACATACCCGATCATCACTCATCGTCTCGGGTTTGAATTTTCTCAACTGAAGATTCATTCTATTGTAGTGTTTCGTTTTATTTACCAAAATTTTACTCATATACAGTAGGAATGGCTGGTCGACTGAGACTCGCCGCCACTGGAGTCCAAGACGAATGGCTCACAGGTGAACCACAGTTTTCTTACTTCCTGGCGAATTTCAAACGACATTCTAAATTCGCATTTGACTACGTAGAGAGCCAGTTCGACGGTGACATAGATTTTGATAAGAGTATCATTTGTAAAATACCCGGAGACAAGGGTGACCTCGTGAGGAACATGACCCTGAAGATTACTTTGAGTGACCCCAAACCCGATGATGGCGACGAGAACGATATGGTGTGGTCACCTTCGGTGATTACGCACATGATAGAGTACGCGGAGCTCCTGATTGGAGGACAACCCATCCAGCGTCTTACAGGGGAATACATCTACATGCATCAACAGTTACACAACACGAATGATGACATAGAACAGACCCTCTATTTCCTGAATGGACACGGCAATTTCCTGAGCTACGCCGACCCCTACACGTATTTCCTGGATCTTCCCTTTTATTTTTACAGGAATCCGTCTCTGGCTATACCCACCTGTGCTCTTACCAAGCAGGTTGTTGAGGTGCGAATCAAACTCAAACCCTTGATAGACGTGGTACGAAATATCAGTGCCACTGACCCCGCTGATAACTTTCTCGACGCGAACGCCTCGATTAAGAAGTTTTCACTCGATAGTGAGTTTGTGTATTTGACCGAAGAAGAACGAAGCTTTCTCATGACCAGACCACTCGATTACGTCATCACACAGGTTCAGATGTCTAAATTCGTCATGAAACCGGGTGAAAACAAAAAGAGTGTGATGCTCAACTTTCGACACCCGGTCAGAGAACTCTTTTTCGTCTCACAAAACGAATTGGCGTATCTTTTGAACATGTCTAACTATTACAACAGTATAGTGAACGCCGAGTTACGTTTTAACAATGAGGTGGTATTTAACCGGGACGGTCTTTTCCTGGAGTACGAACAGGCGCTCAAGCATCATGTTAACGTTCCCTCTTTCGAGACGTTAACGACACAGACCTTTAACGGTGTGAAACCCATCTTAGGACCTTCTAAGTTTGGGACGTACTCCTTTGCGATGAAACCAGAGTTACCTCACCCCACGGGTCAGGTTAACATGAGTCGTATTTCTCACAAGCTCTTCACCATAGAGATTTCTCCTATAAATTCTGTGTACGAAAACACGACACGTATCTACGCTGTAAATTACAACGTCTTACACATTGCAAGTGGTTTAGCGGGATTAAAATTTTAGGTAGTTATAGTAGTAATGGCTGGACAGATTCAGCTCATGACGATGGGCCCTCAAGAGAGGTTTTTTACGCTGGACCCAGACTACAGTCATTTCATAGAGACGTCCAAAAGACATTCGAACTTCTCAAGACAATACGTAGACATAGATCCGGAAAATGTGGCAGACTTTGGAAAAAAGGCTCGATTTAAGATTCCCCAGAATCAGGGAGATATTCTCAAAACGATCAGTGTTCGGTGTACACTCCCCGAGATTATCCAAACGAGTACGACCATGTACATAGAATCTGTGGGCCACGCACTCATCGAATACGTGGAACTCATCATAGGCGGTAAGGTAGTTCAGCGTCTCACGAGTGATTATCTCCAGATTTACTCGGAACACAACGTCACACAGACGAAGCAGAAAGCCCTTGATAGGCTCATTGGTAAATACCCACTTCGAACCGCTGACAAAAAGGTGGGTGAAGTAGATCCATCTAAGATCGTTAATGGTGTAGTTATACCTAACAAAGGTATCGTCATTCACAATACCCTCGGTCTATCCTCCGACGAAAACTTTTTCATCGACATACCCTTCTACTTTCATGACCACCCGGAACTCGCCATACCCTTGTGTGCGATCACGAATCAAGAAGTAGAGGTGGAAATTAAACTGAGAGATGCCCAAGACCTCGTGATTAAGGGTGATGGCACGTATATCACTTTACAGGAGACGCTCAAGATGAAAGAGTTTAAACTGTGCGCGGAAGTTGTTTTTATCGACTGTGAAGAACGGATTAAACTTCAAAAAACAAAGAGAGACTATCTCATCTCACAGGTCCAGCAAAACGTCTTTGACGTAGAGGCGGGTGTCAATGAGGGGAAGTTTAAACTTGATTTTACAAATCCCGTCAAAGAACTCTATTTCGTCATACAACGCCAAGGAACAACCGGAGACGGTGTGTCTCAGGGCAACTTCGTGACCATTTTCGATTACGATAACACGGCAGACGTCCAAAACGGTAAATTCATACTCTACGAAAACCTAGACTACCTTACCCTCACTTTGGACGGTCAAGAAATCATCACACAGGATACCGGAAACGTCATCTTTTTGAAAGCGGTCCAGGCGGCGATACACCACTCGAAGACCCAACTCATTCGACGCTTCTATTCATACAGTTTCGCTCTTCAGCCCGAAGAATGGTACCCCACGGGGCAAGTCAACTTCAGTTTAGTGAAAGAGCAACTTTTAAACCTAAGTCTCACAGATTGCCCGGATTTTAACAGACAAGTTCGGGTCTACGCCGTCAACTATAACATTCTCCGCGTGAGTGAGGGAATTGCACAAACTCTTTTTGACTCCAAACAATAAAGATGAACATGCAAACTGGATTTGGAAATGGAGGAAATGTCATGGTCGAGCAATACATCGAAACCATGACAAACATCCTCGTTCCTGTTTTGGAAAAGAGTACACTTTTGGCTGTCGAATATTCAAAGGCTTGTGGAAGGGATACTCTACTTCCAGAAGACATGGAATATGCGATGAAGTACTGTGCGATGTACCGTGTCGGTGAAAACATCGGCTCCATGTTTCCCGACATGTATGAAGAGGGGGACGAAGTTGAAGATGAAGAGATGCCCACCGTCGACCCCGAAGACTGTCCTCCATTCGAGAGGTACACGGGTAACGATACCGTATTTCTTCAGATGAATGAAGCCTACGATCGTTGGGACTCATGGAAACCCCAGAATCCGACAGAAGAGATGTTAAAAAATGCTATTAATAGTAATGAACATCTCAGAGCCTGAACCATGGAATTTTTCAGATACCAGGTTCAAGGTGAGTAACATCGAGACAAGTTCTAGTGATGACTCATCCGACGATGAGCAACTTTTTTCAAAAACAAAAACAATCAGGAAAAAAAAGTTTAAAAAACTCGTGAAGAAGGAGGAAATCACTCCCGATTAATTTTTTTCCCAAGGTATAGTATAACAATCACAATGTCGGCTGCTGCTCTCCAGACCGTAACCCTTGTCACCCAGGAACTCCAGACTCAGACCCTCAACTCCATTGTTGGTGGTTTCTCTTTCGCCGCGGCGATGTCTTGGATGGACTTTGTTCGCTGGACCATCACCCAGATTATTAAGGTTCCCAAGAACGGTGGTGCTCAGTACGCTCTCACCGCTATCCTTACCTCCCTCCTTTCCGTCGTGGTCTTCCTCGCGATCTCTCGCATTAACGGTAAGGTCGCTAAGCCCGCGCAACCCGTCTACGCGATAACCCGCTAAACGGTCTCTTCTTCATGAAGGCGAGTAGTAATATACCAACCAGAATTATTATTCCAATATACATATACTCTTTCCTCCAACTATAAGAATTCTTCACAACCTCGGGAATACTTATTATTGGCTTTTCTTCCTTCGGTTTCTCCTCCTCGATAGGAACTTTCGGTAAATTTTCCAATTTGTCCGTAGTACCCGAAATTTCAAATTTGAGTACATGATCTTGGTTCCTGAAATCATATGGAATGAGACGTCCGTGACTCATGTAGAAGAATTCAATTTTGATATCCTTTATGACCTTTTGACTTCCGGAATGAAAGTGATGAACTAACGTATCATCCGCACCGTTGAAATTGATAAAGTCGGAACCATCCAAGAGTATGTGTCCAGTATAAAATGGATTTGATGTGTATACAGTCTGTGTAAACTCATCCGAACCTGTCGTCAACCTGAGAATGAGGGAATTGGGACCATTCAGGTTAATCGCACCGGATACCAATGAACCAGATTGAGTACTCACGTGATTCTTCGAATTAAAACCCATGACCTGATGTGGAGTCGTCTGAAGCGATGTGTTGCTCGTGTACCCATTCGTCCCATCATAAAATTCGAGGGTGAACTCATTTGTACCAGAGACCGTATTAGAAAACGTGAGAGCATTTGTGTCCGTGTCAAACACGACAGAGTTGATGTTCGAGTCGGGTGGTGCCAATTTCGTCTCTAAATCAGATGCGAGCTCCGTACCTGTCGTGTAATTTGTTTCATCCAAAGAAAACACATTCCCATTGACACTGAACGTTTTGTTTGAGGCACACGTGATCAATTGTGGCGTGGGAATACGTGCTGATACGAGTTTTATGTTGGACACGTCATAGATAGGATTGTCTAACGTGACAACATAGGAATTGGCATACGAGTAGACGTTCGTGTCTCTCTCACCACTATCTATGTTAAGGGTGTGAACCTTCATTAAAATATAGGCACAATATTTTAATGATTGTTTTTGTCTAGGTATACAGGATTTAATGAGAAAGAGAGTGCGAAAGAGGGTTATTCTGAAGCTGCCTCTTGGCGATGTCGAGGTTCGCGGTGTTGGGATTGGCGTTACCCTTGTACGCGTTGAACTGATGGAAAGGCTTTTGCTGATAGTTTTGGGTCCAGCCACCGTTCGCGGCGTTCATACGTCCATCTATGCGAGTCGTGTCAGTACGAACAGACGTGAGACGACCACCCTGTTTGAGGGCGGACTCGCGGACATTCATACGACCGGGGTTACCCATGCGGTTAGGCTTACCACGACGATCCTCGGGGCGGAAGCCGTACTTCATGAGCTCCTCGTTGTTCTTGGAAGCTATCTTAACAGCGGCACTGTTTGTGTACGCACCGTGATGGCTGT